GCATTGGGATTAACAGGCGTGAGTTTCACTTTCTTGGTTTCAGATGAACTCAGCGTTCAAGGTTTGATAGATGCATTCGTTGATCAGAGAGATCAAGCAAAGGCCCAGTCTGGAATTGATACGGTCTTTGGATGGCAACCAGAATGGACGCCAGGACACAAATTTGGCGATATGTTGAGCGATTTGCTCGGTTTAACCCCTCAAGAATAGTGAAAATGACCCTCAAAGTAGGGGGTAAAAGGGCATAAAATCAGTAGCAAACACACTCCTTTGCATTACAACCGCAATCTAGGCAGATCACCATTTCATCAGAATCGTGATCCAATTCTTCAGCTTCGATGATCCGGCGAAGGATTCTGAGCATTGACTCAGCCAATTCTATCCAAAGATCCGTTGCCATACTGACGCCTCCTGATATTTCTTGAGCTGCTCGCCCTGCTCAGTAATGATCTTCTGAAGTGCCTCTATGTTAAGCCTGAGATCGGAACAACTGATCCCGTCCTGATCCTTACGGATGTAATGAGAGATGGCCTCATTGATGAATAGAGACTTAGATCGCCAAGCCCGACCAACTACTGGCTGACCTTCTCTCTCAGCTGCGGTAATTGACATTGGCAAAGTCTTGTGTCTCCATTCTCTTCGACCGTCTGGGATCGAATCCAGAAACGCCTCGACATGAGGCCATGCGCTGAAGGATCTAGAACCCATCATTTCACCCCTACTAAGCGATGAGTACCGCCGGCTCCACAAGTCATTCTCTGGATCCTCTCAACATCATCGAAGGACTTTGCAGGGCATTCTAAGCCACATTTGCGACAGACCAGTTTCATCTAAATCCCCCATTGATCGGCCATAGCCAGAGCAACACCCTCAAAGGTCCGACTTCTCTCTTTTACATCTCTGGCGATTCCAGGATGATATTTCTGAGCCCGTGCTTTTCCGCCGGTATTTGACTGAACCCAGGGTGCAATCGGGTCAACTAGATTGGTCGCCTGCAGCTTTGGTAATCCCTGCAACCAGAGTAGAGTACGCTTCGTATATGGATGTCCATATTCGTACGGTTGAATGACTTGGGTCGGCTCTGGTAAATCAGCGATCTTGAACGGTGTCGGATTTTCAATTGCGATACTCGGAATATCCGCATTGTAGAGAGTCATGAAGAAATCTCTTGCCTGAAGCAAATGACTGTATCTCTCAACACACATACCGCCTTTTGGATATAGCCACCTAGCCCCGGCTCTAGAGAGATACTGGCACGGCGGGAAAGCGATCAACATATCCCAGTCATCCTCTAGCAATTCCTCTAGTGGCCCCTGATGATGGGGGCCTTCTTTTTCTGTCGGTATTAGATCACAACTAATCGCATCATGGCCGCGCTCTAAGAAGGCATCTCTCACAGCTCCAGAGAATTCGCAACCTATCAAGACTTTCAGACTCATGGTTGCACGACAGAGTCCCTCTTAATAATCCCTACGCTCTAAAATCGCATAATAATATGAATGCCCCCAGACTCAACGCGGCGGCGGCGCGATCCGCGCCGCAGAGCGTGAGACTGGCTCTGCGACAGACTGTCGTCTGAGTAGGTCTAGGCCTACTCGACCCCAGTTAAAGAAGATTGGCCCCCTCAGGGGGGGACGAGCCCCCCTTCAAGGGCGAATTTTTATGGATGGCGTCCGGGTGGAGATGATGTCGGGAGCGTGTGGGGAATGGAGATTACTCTTTTTTCATTATTGGCGGTTTTTTTGGTTGCGCAGGGGCTTTTAGGCCTCCTTATCCTATTCCTCGCCGCTCGTGGCACAGGTTTAGTGCTTGATTTGTTTCAAGAATTAGATGAAAAGCTAGCTGGAGCGATCCAAAAGCTGCTAGAAGGAGGGATCGAAGGATTACCAGAGCCGGTTAATCCGATCCAAGCGGCAATAGCTCAGATGTTGATCGGAAAAATGAACGCAGAACTCCCCCATCGTGACCCCAACGGACAATTCGTTAAGAAACTTGAATAGCGGCTTAGATCCGCCGGGTTTCTATGGCTCGTAGAAGAACTACACGCAGAAAGCGAAGAAGCCCACGAACTAAGTCACTCTACTCGATGGCTGTGGGCTATGGGAACCTAGCGATCTTGACTCAAGGGATCGCCGGTACTTCTCCATATGGAATGATTACAGGAGCGGCTGACATTGGCTACTCTAACGGCGCGATGACTGGCGCGGGTGCGATCAGTCTGGGCGACATACTGTCCAACCCTTCAGCGGCGTTCTCTACAATGAATGCCAATGTCTCTGCAAATGCAGCTTCAATGATGATCCAGGCGATCACCTTCAACGCAGGTGCGAAGATCTTCAGGAAAGTCATGAGCAAACCATTCAGAGAGGCTAACAAGGTGATCAGGCCTCTAGGTCTAGGAGTCTCGTTGTAGGTGATCTCATGGCGACAAATACAGTTGTAGGTTCACTTACTTGCTCAGATGGTACGACCATTCCTCTCAAGGCCGAGATCGCCGAGGGAACCGAGTCGGATCTTACCACAGATACCGTATATACCGTCTCTGCCCAGAATGTCGGAGACTATGCACCAGGAAAAGTCATCACAGCCGGTCTAGTTTCATGCGATAACGGGGTTTCATACTGCTATATTCTCTCGCAGGGCCTCGTAGCTGCAATCATACCCTGCGCTGTCAAGGGTGCTGTACAAGATGTTCAACCTCTGTGCGCATCCTATCAACTCAAGGCCGGAGATAAGGTCCGGATCATGAACAACACCGCCGCCGATCGTGAGGCAGCTATGTGGGTCTACACCGCTTCAGGCGTGTCCAGAATCTTCGTAGTCACTCCAACAGGCGGAGCAACAAACGAACTTGTAGATCTCCAGACTGGCAACAGCATTGGCGACACTTTACAGGGACAAAGATTAGTGAAATGGGCGGGAACTTCAGTGGATGGATCCAAGATCGAGACAAACGGTTTCTATGTCGTAGATGCACTTGGAAATGTAGTCGGAGCATGTCCGGCAACTAACCCGATTGTGAATCAACCTCTATTCACTAACGCATACAATGTACCAGTTGCTTTGAACTACAAAGCGCAGTTCTTGACTAACGCCTGAGGTGAACCGAATGCCAAAGATGACTAAGGCACAGGCACGCCGCCGATTGATGGAAGCAGAATCTAAATTCAAGAAAGTGTACATGTCTACTAATTCAGGATTGTACGGCCTTCCTGTTAGAACAGCAGATATTGAAGCAGTTTCTAAAATCGTTGCTCGTTGCATAAAACGGATTCAGTAGAGTGATTACATGATACACTCCGGTTTAGGTGGCGGATCCTCCATGCCTCAACAACAAAGGCCGACCCAACAAATGCCCGATTGGCGATCTATGGATCTCGATTTTGGAGCCGCGAATCTTTTACCGTCTTGGACGGGACTTCCCGATACTACAGGATTAGATTTTGGAGTCAATATAGACTGGCCGACAACAATAACCCCCGGCTTACCTTCTGATTATGGCATTGGATGGAAGCCCGCACCCACTACAACGCAGCTGCCAGGACCTTCTCAAGATTGGGAAGGGATCGCTTTTCTTCTTCTGGGGTTGATGTAATGCCGTTGCCAGATGCTGAGAAGAAATCTAGGAGGGTGTACCAACTCCTTCAAACTAAGGATCTAACGCTTTCATTCGATCAATTCGATGCAGTAGGAAAGCCGATCACGATTGAAGAAATGAATGAGGATGAGCTTAGACGCCTGATTCTGGTGAATCTTGCTCGATTAACTGTCAAAGGTGAATGGGATGGGTTGCTAACATGACTCCTTTACCAGATGCTGAGCGATCCAAGAGGGTCTACACTCTACTGCAGAACCTGGATTTAGAGAATGTATCTCAAGCAAACCTCGCAAGCGTAGGAGATCCCATCTCAATCGAGAAATTGAACGAGGATGAGCTGCGGCGTTTAGTCCTAGTCAATCTAGCCAGACTTAGCGTCAAAGGTGAATGGAACGGACTTCTTACTGCAGCTTCCGGTGGCGGTGGTGTTGAGGTACTGGGTGCAGAGTTGGGGTCTCCTTCAACATACAAGCATTGGAATGTATGCGCTATGCCTCCTTACGGTTCTGCTAAGATCAAGTCAAACGGTAAGACCGACCAAAAAGGCATGTTCTTTCCTTTCATTTCCCCTCAGTCTGGGTCTCTCGCCAGTATGAGAATGAGAATCAATACAGCTGTAGCGGGTGGAGGTTTCTTTGTCGGAATATATTCTGCTGATGAGAACACATTCGTCCCGAAAGATTTGATTGGCTACGCCGAGTTTGCAACAGACTCAACAGGTAATCTTGAGGTGACTAGTTTCTCTTCAACCATCACGCTAACACGCGGGACTTACTACTGGATGTATTCTAACGCTGACTCAGCAACAACAGCAACAAATTGTGTGTTCTATGCAAATGAAATGGCAACAGGTACCGCAGTACCGGGTTTGGGCGGCCCTTATGATACGATTAGCACACAACCAATAGGAGTCGGTTTGAGGTACTCTTCTAACAATACAGGAACCCCAGAATCGTCCATAACCGCCTCTGACTTAGAGGGGTCTTTCCCGTTTGGTGCTACTCAAACAGGTGATCCCCCAACCATATTGTTAGCATGGACATGATACAATGCCGAAGCCGAAACCCGATCAGGTGATCCGTCATGAAATCGTTCTTGGACGATCAGAGCGTGAGATGATCGACGGTTGGATCGGCTCGATGCAATTCAAGAATATCGCAACCCCTGCTGTCAATCTCATGAACGATGTGACTGGGACCCTAACCTTTCTCAGCCTGATTGCCGCATTGGGATTAACAGGCGTGAGTTTCACTTTCTTGGTTTCAGATGAACTCAGCGTTCAAGGTTTGATAGATGC